GTGAAGAACATGTCCTTGCTGACGGGCGTGACGCAGCACATCCCGAGCAACACGGTCCTGCACTTCCTGCAGGACATGCCGGGCATCGAGTGGCTCGTCAAGCCGAAGGTCTACGAGGGCACTGCGATCACGCTGAACGGTGTGATCGTGGGCTACACGCAGAACCCGAAGGATCTGACTCAGCGCCTACGGCACGCCAAGCGGACTCTGCGCATTCACCCGCACATCTCGGTGGCGTGGTATGTCCTGCTGAACACGCTCATCATCGAGACCGACGGCGGTCGGTTCGTGCGCCCAGTCTTCTACCGAGATGGCACTCCGCCTGCGGATCCGAAGAACTGGACGGAGTGGATCAAGTCCTGCGTCGAGTACATCGACGCTTCGGAGACTGAGACTCTGCGCATCGCCTACCACAAGAACGCTCTGACCAAACACCACACGCACTACGAGATTCACCCCAGTCTGATTGTCGGCCACATGGCGGCGTCCATCCCGCTGTCCGATCACAACCAGTCACCCCGAAACACCTACCAGTCGGCCATGGGCAAGCAGTCGATGTGCGTCTACGCCAGCAACTACGCCAAGCGGCTGGACAAGAACGGCTACCTGCTGCTGTCTCTGACCCGTCCGCTGGTCGAGACTCGGGCGATGAACATCCTCAAGATGCACGAGATGCCCTTTGGTATGAATGCCATCGTGGCCATCGGCTGCTATGGCGGGTACAATCAGGAGGACTCGATCATCATGAACAAGTCCGCAGTCCAGCGGGGCATGTTCCGTGGCCTGTACTACACGATGTACAAGGACGAGGAGCACCGGAACGTGACGTCGGGTCGGGAGGAGCGGTTCATGAAGCCGACCAAGCACAACACTCGCAAGTACAAGAACACGTCCTACGCCGCCATCGGCGAGAACGGCATTCCGATTCTCAACGCTACTCTACAGGAGAATGATGTGGTTATCGGGAAGGTGGTCAATCTTCGGAATGACCCGGCTGGGTATGCCTATCGTGACGCATCCACAACTCACAAGAACTCCGAGCCTTGCCGAGTTGACGGCGTGTGGCAGGACAAGAATAGCGATGGGTATCCCTTCGTCAAGGTGCGGGTCGTGTCCGAGCGTATCCCTCAGATCGGAGACAAGTTCAGTTCCCGCCACGGACAGAAGGGCACCGTCGGAATGCTCCTCGAGGAGCAGGACATGCCCTACACCGCATCTGGACTCCGGCCCGACCTCATCATGAACCCTCACGCTGTTCCGTCCCGAATGACGATTGCGCAGCTGATGGAGAACATCTTCGGCAAGATCTGCGTCCGGCGTGGCACGCTGGCGGACGGCACGCCCTACGACCACATGAAGGTTGAGGATCTGCGCCAGCACATGATCGATCTGGGTCTCCACCCGTACGGGAATGAGATCCTCTACAACGGCCAGACCGGTGAGATGATGCAGGCCGAGATCTTCATGGGCCCGACGTTCTATCAGCGCCTGAAGCACATGGTCATCGACAAGAAGCACAGCCGTGGCCGTGGACCGATTGTGAGCCTGACTCGTCAGCCATGCGAGGGCCGGTCTCGGGATGGGGGTCTCCGTGTTGGAGAGATGGAGCGGGACTGCTTGCTGAGCCACGGTGCCGCAGCGTTCACCAAGGAGCGTCTCATGGATGTGTCGGACCCGTTCCCGACGGGTATCTGCAAGTCGTGCGGCACGCTGGCCATCATGAACGAGGATGAGAATCTGTACGCCTGTGGGGCGTGTGGCAACAAGACGGAGTTCATCCAGAAGACCATCCCGTATGCGATGAAGCTCTGGATGCAGGAATTGGAGGCGATGCACATCGTCCCTCGGATGATCATGGAGTAGGGTCCTCGGTGGTCAGACGAGTGCCCGAACCGGAGGGGATTGCATGTTCGACGATGTTGCTAAGGTCGGGATCGGAGCGAGAGGGCTTCATGTAGGGACCGGTGACGGTAAACCGGCCACGAGAGCACACGGAGGTTAGGAAACAACCCGCACAGATAAAGAGACCAATGCCCGTGCAAATAGACAGTGCGAGGTCCGTGGGGTCATCCATTTACCCATAGAGAGCGTGTTCTACGTAAATGTCCCTTGACGTGGTCATTGGCCCGATGTTTTCGGGTAAGAGTTCTTACGTACTTTCGCTAGTGTCTCGGTACAGTACGCTGGGTGTTCCAGTCCTAGTGATTACTCACGTTTCGGACAATCGGTATGGCGAGGGTATTGTCGCTACGCATGACGGCCGGAGCGCTCCGTGCGTTCATGCGAAGGATCTGGACGATGTCGACATTGCAGCCTACAATGTCATCATTGTCGATGAGGCACAGTTCTTCAAGTATCTCGTGCCATTTGTGGAGTGGGCAGTGGATACGCATCGCAAGCACGTCTATCTCGTGGGACTGGACGGTGACTCCAATCGCCGCAAGTTTGGTGAGATCCTCGATTGCATTCCTCTGGCCGATCGAGTTCACCGGCTGACTGCGTTCTGCCGTCGGTGCAGCGATGGAACTCCGGGTCTTTTCAGTTACCGGCGGGAGTATTCGGATCAGCAGGTTATCGTGGGTGGTTCCAATCGGTATGAAGCTCTCTGCCGCAATTGTTACCTGCACTGCATTGTCCCACCCAAGTAAAACCGACTCTTGTCCAGAAATTCCCATAGGTTAGGCTTGTTGGTGGACCCCGCAATGGTCTGCTCATCAGGTCCCTCGACTGCGATGGGATCGAGCAGCGTATGACGACGACAACCGAGCACGGGATCGAACATCACCCAATCGGTTACGAAGTGGTTGTCATACGGAATCGCAACATCGTCCACGCTGAAGATCTCCACGAACTTCTTGGCCCAGTCATGCGTGACGGTGTAGCACTGTGCACCCCATGGATTGGAGAGCTGGACATTCTTGAGGAAAGGAATTCCCTCCATGTCTTCGGTATTCCCCGCTGGGAAGTTCACGAACCCAAGCGAGATGATATCTGCATCTCCGTGGTTCCGTTCAATGATACTGAGAACCTCCTTGAAGTCCTTCCGAAATCGTACATCGTCCTCGATGATGATTCCGAGCGGGTCTCCGGTCTCTACAAAGGCTGCCATGGCCCGAATGTGTCCGAGCGTCGCAGCCAGTCCCGTCGGATAGGACGTATTGCGCTCGAAACACGTCTTGCCTCGCCGGACCACCTCGGGGTCGTCTTTGAGGGGCGAGGGCACAATCACAAACTCAAGATCAAGAGGTGACGCAGCAGCAGTCAGCCGTTCAGCTCGACCCTTGTCGCACGAAACTGCGAAAACCTTCATGTTGTATTCGCTGAATTTCCCGTGTAGACTTTTTTCTTGCCATAGAGCACAACAACATGGGCGGTGGTCTTCTTCAGCTCGTCTCGTATGGTGCGCAGGACATCTACATCTCCGGCAACCCCCAGATCACGTTCTGGAAGGTTCTGTTCAAGCGGCACACCAACTTCGCCATGGAGTCCATTGAGGTCACCTTCAACGGCCAGGCGGACTTCAACAAGCGTGTCACGGCTGTCATCAACCGTAACGCCGATCTGATGTACCGCACGTACGTGCAGGTTGTTCTCCCGGCGGTTGACCTCGTCAACGGCTCCACCAACGTTCGCCGGTTCCGCTGGCTGAACTACATCGGCCACCGGCTGATCAAGGTCGTCGAGCTCGAGATCGGCGGCCAGCGCATCGACCGGCAGTTCGGCGACTGGATGCAGATCTGGACCCAGCTCTCCCAGGATGCGGGCACGGTTGCGGCGCTCGACGACATGATCGGCAACACCCACGACCTCGTCCTGATGAAGGATGCGAAGGGGTACTCCCTGGACGCCTCCTGCGCGGGTGCGGAGCTCACCAACTCCTGCGCGCCTCGCTCGGGCACCCCGGCGAAGACCCTGTACATCCCGCTGCAGTTCTGGTTCTGCCGCAACCCGGGTCTTGCGATCCCGCTGATCGCCCTCCAGTACCACGAGGTGCGCATCAACGTTGAGTTCGAGCAG